ATGAAATTCTATAAGTCAAAAGAATGGAAAGAATTACGATTGCAAGCGTTAGAACGTGATCATTACGAATGTCAGTCTTGTAAACGGAAAGGTAAATATAGTCGAGCTCAAAACGTTCATCATAAAAAAGAGGTAAAGACTCATCCAGAGCTTGCATTAGATTTAGATAATGTAGAGAGTATCTGTATTCCTTGCCACAATGAGGAACACAAAAGGTTAGAGAAATATATCAAAAAGAAAAAGTTTGTGAATGAGGAACGGTGGTGATGATATGGATTTACGACATAGAACTACGGAAGCTATGAAGAAAAAATTACACGATGCCATTATGGGTCCTTATGAAAAAAGATGGAAGCATCTATTAAGACCAAGCAGGCACTTTCTTCACGGAATAAAATCTTTACCAAAAACATCTAGACCACCAAAACCGCCATAACAATTTAAAAAATAAACCCCCCCCCCCGGTCAAAAAATTTGGCTCTTTTTGGGGGAGTTGTTCAACGGGAGGGGGCCAAGCGGAAAAAATTTTTTTGCGAAATCTCACGCGAGGGGAGGGGGTATGATGGCCAAATTAAGCAGGAAAAAGCAGGATGAACTCATCCAAAGAGAAGTTGACCGCCTCAATGCAGTGTTCGATGAGCTGCCGGATCGCGAAAAAGAGGTGGCAAAAGGGCTAATTGAAAGGGTCGCTTTCATGACGATCCAGCTGGAGATTTTGGAAGATGAGATCAAATCAAAAGGCCCGACGTATACTTTCCAAAACGGCAAGCAAAAAATGCTCGTCGAGAACCCTGCTCAAAAGTCATACAACACCATGATGAATCGATATACGGCAGCCTACAAAGAGCTTTTCAATTTGCTCAAAAAAATAGACAACAGTGATGGCGATGACGATGAGTTCGAAGACGTATAAATATCATCCGTATATCGATGAATATATGCGGATGGTCGAGCAGGGAGAGATTGAGGCGTGTAAAGAACAAAAGCAGCTGATGGAATTCTTGCGTTGGAAGCTCGATCAACCAAATGTAGTGATTGATCATGAAGCGATTGAAAAGTCAGTAGAGATTCCAGCGAAATATTTTCCTTTCCGGCTCTATCCATGGCAGAAATTTATTAATGCTTTTATATATGGAGTTCGATACGATGACGGTCGTTTAATGTTCGATCGTTTTTTTATTTTGCTTGGACGCGGTGCTGGAAAAAACGGATATGTCGGATGGAATTCTTTTTACATGACAACCGGCCATCACGGGATAAAAAACTATGATATTGACATCGTGGCAACGTCGGAAGACCAGGCGAAAACATCATTTGAAGATGTTTATAATGTGCTGGATGAGAACTGGACAAAAATGAAAAAAGCTTTTTACAAATCAAAAACACTTATCCAGCATCGCGGGACAAAATCAAAGCTTAAGTACAATACATCCAACGCTAGGACAAAAGATGGTAAGAGAAGTGGAGCTGTTATTTTTGACGAGGTTCACGAATACGAAAGTTATGATAACATCAAAGTATTTACGTCTGGTCTGGGAAAGAAGAAAGATCCGCGTATATTTTACATTACTACTGATGGATATGTTCGTGGCGGGGTGTTGGATGATCTAAAAGAAGAAGCGCGGATGGTATTAAATAAAGAGATGCCTAATTCAACTCTTTTCCCGTTTATATGCAAGCTGGATGACGAAAAAGAAGTGGACGATGAGTCGAAATGGGAAAAGGCGAATCCTTCATACCGGTATAATTTACATCTGCAGCATGAAATGAAAAAAGAATATGAGCAAGGCAAAATTAATGCGGCTATTCGAATCGAGTTCATGACAAAACGCATGAACATGCCGGTTGACGATACACGAAAAGAAGTTGCGACATATGAAGAACGATTGGCAACTAATCAACCGTTCCCGGATAATATGAAAGGAATGGAGGCAATTGGAGCGGTTGATTATGCGCAAATAAGAGACTTCTGTGCTGTAGGAGCATTATTTAAGTACGAAGGCAAAAGGTATTGGTTACATCATACATTCATGCACCATACGGCTCCAAAACTGCAGGCAATTAATCAGGATATTATAAACTTGGCCATAGAAAAAGGGCTGTTAACTGTCGTATATGATGATTCTATTAGCTCAGAGCATATCGTCAACTGGTTTATAGAAAAAAGTAAAATATTTAGATTTAAAAAGATAGCCATGGACTCGTATCGTGCATCGATATTAAAACAAGCGTTTGAAGATGCTGGATTCGAAGTGGCAATAGTAAGACGAGGGCCTGCAACGCATTCCATGCTTGCCCCTCTTGTCGAGGAAATGTTTGTGAAACGTACGATTGTTTTCGGTGATGACCCACTTATGCGTTGGTATGTCGGGAATGTGTACAAAGAGGAAAAAGCAAACGGAAATATTGAATACAAGAAGATCGATAAAGAGAAGCGGAAAACGGATGGGTTTTTCGCCTTTTTACATGCATTGAATTTTGATTCGGAATTACAAGAATCCATTCCGATCACAAAAGAAAACATCAGCAGAATCTTTAGGTCGTTTAGCACCTGAAAGGTGGTGAGACAGTGGGGTTTTTAGATTGGCTAAGCGGGCTATTTGGTTCCAGAAATTCAATTACATTGACGGAGTTTCAAACACTATCAACAACCGCATATTACAAAAGATTAGCAGTTGAAACATGCATTGATTTGATTGCCAACACGTTAACCAGGTGTGAGTTTCAAACGTTTGAGAACGGAAAAGAAAAACGTGGAGAGAATTATTATTTGTTGAACGTGCAGCCCAACCAAAACCAAAATGCATCAGAGTTCATACACAGTTTGGTTAATCGGTTGATCATGCAAAATGAATGTCTAGTGATCATGCAAAATGATCAGCTTTATATCGCTGACGGTTGGGTGAAAAATGAATTTGCATTGAAAGAAAATTATTATACAGACGTTCAGATAGGCGAATTAACTTTTCAAAAAGTCTTTCATGAATCGGAAGTTTTATATTTTAAATTAAACGATCGCAACATCATGGAAGTGATCAATGGACTATATGAAGATTATGGAAAGCTGATTGCTTCAGCGATCGGATATTACAAACGAAAAAACAACAAACGAATTTTGATTAAAGGTGATTTCTTGCGGCCGCAAGATGAAGAAACGCAAAAGCTGATCGATCAAATGTTTGAAAAGCAATTGGCTGACTGGTTCAACGCGGATAAGCCTGGCGTCGGGTTTCAACTTCAGAAGGGATATGAATTCGAGGACATGAGCGACAGCAAAAGCGGCGTGGCACAGAATAGTACAAGCCGTGATATTGCTGAACTAGTTAATGACGTTATAAATTACGTGGCCATGGCTTTTCATGTCCCTCGTGGGCTCCTAAAGGGAGATGTGGCTGATATCGAAAAACAAATGGATGCGTTTCTTTTGTTTTGTATCAAACCAATCGCTGAACTCATCCAGGATGAATTTAATCGAAAGATGTATACCAAGCAGGAATACTTGAATCGAACGTATCTAAAAGTAGATACAAACAACTTGAAGATAGTCGATATTACACAGCTGGCTACGGCTGCGGATAAGTTGTTTGCTATTGGTGGTTTGTCCATCAATGACATTTTAACGATGCTTGGAAAAGAGCCGATCAATGAGGATTGGGCAAACAAACGATACGTCACCAAAAACTATCAAGAGGCCTCGAAAGGAGGTGAAGGAGATGGTAAAGAAAATGGAGCTGCCTAAAATTAATAAACGTTTTGAAGTGTTGAATAAAGCAGAGTCAAACGAAGCTGATATGTACCTTTACGGGTCTATTGGATCCGGTTGGTTTGCCGATATTTCATCGAAGGATGTCAAAGCTAAGCTGGATAGTATTACGGCAAAGATAATCAATATTCATATCAACAGTCCGGGTGGCGATGTTTTTGAATCTATCGCCATTCACAATTTATTAAAAAATCATAAAGCTACAATCAACATTCATATCGATGGTTATGCAGCTTCTGGAGCATCAGTTATTGCGATGGCCGGCGACAAAATCATCATGCCGAAAAATACGATGATGATGATTCATAAAGCTTGGACTATCGCCGCGGGAAATGCTAAAGAGTTAAGAAAAGTAGCGGATGATTTAGAAAAAATAGATACCGCGGTTATTGAAAGCTACACGTCTCGCTTTGTTGGTGAGCGGCGCGAGTTGGAAAAATTGCTCGACGAAGAAACGTGGCTAACTGCAGCCGAATGTAAAGTTTTAGGTTTTTGTGATGAGATAGTGGATGAAATTGAGATTCCTGATGAAGAAAATGAACAGGAAGAAACATCCGCAAAAGAGGAGATCCTGAACAAATATATTGCCGCATCTCTTGATGGAAAAGCGGTAGCACAAACGACTGAAAACAATCACAAACCAAAAGAAGAAAAAACTATAAATAATGCAAATATCATTTACCAGTTTTTAAGTTCATTAACACGGTCAGAAAACAACTGACGGTGTTTTTTTATTTCAAAAAAATGTAGGAGGTATCCATATGGGAATTGAAAATTTAGATCGCAAAGCAAAAAATGAAGCAGAAATGAAGGAAAATCTCTTGAAAGCATTAAACGGCGGCGATGAAAAAGAAATAGCGGAAGCTCTTACGAAGTTCGCTAATTCGATTCAGGAAAAAATCATTGCAGAAGCAAAAAAAGCGGTAAATGAGGATTTAACCGATCAACAAGCTATGGCTGCCCGTGGGCTTAAACCATTAACTAAAGAAGAAATGACTTACTACAATGAGGTTATCCAAGGGCAAGGATTTGATGGAGTAGAAAAATTAGTCCCTGCGACTGTCATTGATCGCGTTTTCGAAGATTTGGTCCGTGACCACGAGTTATTGCAAAACATCGAATTCGTGAACACAACAGGGATCACGGAGTGGATTTTGAAAAAAGGGGACATTCCGACAGCTTGGTGGGGTAGATTGCCATCAGAGATTAAAGAAATCCTTGATGAAGGTTTTGAGAAAGTCAACACAGAACTATTCAAGTTATCTGCATTTCTTCCGGTTGCCAAAGCGATGTTGGATTTAGGGCCGGTTTGGTTAGACAAATATGTACGTACCGTTCTTACTGAAGCTATGGCGATCGGTTTGGAGGATGCGATCATCCGAGGAACTGGCAAAGAACAACCAATTGGGATGATGAAAGATTTAGCTGGTGCAGTGGTGGATGGTGTGTATCCGGATAAGACTGCAACAGCATTAACTGATTTATCGCCTAAATCATTAGGCCAACATGTAATGGCCCCTCTCACGAAAAATGGTAAACGAAAAGTAAATCAAGTGTTGTTTGTGGTAAATCCACTTGATTACTGGGAAAAAATCTTCCCGGAAACAACGATTCTTACTCAAAACGGCACTTATGTTTATGGAGTGCTGCCGATTCCGGCGAAAGTCATCCAATCCGTATCTGTACCACAGGGTAGACTTATTGCAGGGCTTGGTAAAGATTATTTCTTAGGTGTTGGGTCTTCTCGGAAAATTGAATACAGTGATGAAGTGCGGTTTATTGAGGATGAACGTGTATACGTCACCAAGCAATACGCAAACGGCCGCCCGAAAGACAACGACAGCTTCTTAGTCTTTGACATTACTAATCTCGGTGTAGAAACACCAACTCCATAATGAAAGGAGCGAAATAACATGAAATATCCTGTGTTGAATGATTTCATTGAAAAATATCACAAAAACACGTTGTACAAAAAGGGTGAGATATACCCAAAAGAAGGATTTAAAGCGGATCCGGAACGGGTAAAATATCTCCAAAGCGAGAAAAACAAATACAAAATCCCTTTTCTTGGTCCTGAAATTAAAGAAAATGACAAAGAAAAAGAAGTTGCTTCTTTTGAAGAAGATGAACCTGTTGAAGAAAAGGAGCAAGAAGAAATTGCTTCCCTTGATGAACATGTGGAAGAGTCATCTGATGAAGCGGAAACAGATGAAGCAGGAACAGCGAAAAAAGGCTGCAAAAACAATTCACGGAAGAGAAAGCCTGCTGAAAAGTAGGTGATTTTTTATGGATGAGCAAACATTGCAGCAGCTTCTTTCAGACTTGAAAGATCGATTGCGTATCACGTGGAACGAAGAGGATGAATATCTAAAAAAGTTGATCCAGCGATCAGAGACGTATTTGTCTGAATTGACAAATGCGTCTTTTGATTTTTCAAAAGAAGAATGGCCAAAAGAAATTCTTCTGGAACGCTGCAGATATGTATATAACAATGCGGGTGATGAGTTTGAAAGGAACTTCCAGCATGAATTGTCACGGTTGATTTTACATGTGGCCATAGGGAAAGTAGGTGTCATCCGTGGCGGTGAAACCGTATCGGGAGACGTTCAATGATGGATATTTGATTTACGGCCACAAGCAAACACAACGGACCGCGACTGGCAAACGTGTAGGAGAAGTTTTCACGGAAGAAGGCAAGTTGGCGTTTAAAGAAATGTCATGTCGTGATCAAGATTATCAGATGGCAAACATTATGGGAGCCAGCTTAGATTTAAAAGTTAAAACATTATATCCCCCTTCATTCAGAAAGATTAATAAAAGCAAATTAAAGGTCATCATAAACAATACTGAATATGACGTTATTAATGTCGATTCAGATGAAGGTAAGCAATACTTGTATTTCTACCTTCAGGAAGTAGGTGCGATCGATGAATGAAAAAACTAAGAACTTTATGCGTAAGCAAATTGAGTCGTTGGTAAACGGTCTAAAAAATTTCGGTTTGCCTGTTTTTGAAGACGAAATTGCTGAGGATGAAGAAACGACTCTAGCAACCTATAATTGTTTTGTTTTTGAAACGGGTGAATTCCGCGCAACGAACAGTGATAGAAACGTCACGCAAGATATTTATGTGTACTACTACTCCGAAAACCGTGATGATGTCGATGAACAAACGATTGATATTATTTCCATTGTGTCATCAATAAAAGGTATTAATTTTGTCAACACCATCAAAGAACGTCTACAGGAGAGAGATACTGATCGCTACGTTGATCGGGTAACTCTTGTTTTTAGGCGGGTGATCCCGATTGAGTGTCAAGTTTGAACTGGATTATAAGGCGATTGAACGACTTGAAAAGAAAATGATGCAGCTTCCAGACAAAATGGAAAGTGCCACAAATGATGTTTTGCATACTGACGGTATCAGAATAACCACAGAAGAAATTACAAAGCGTATTCCGGTTTCAACAAGAAAAGGGAAAATCAGAAACAAGAAACACGCGAGACATAGCAACTGGAGCAAAAGCGAAAAGATTAATCTTGGCTTTGTTATTAAGACGAGAGGCGGAGCTGCAAATAAAAAAGGCAGCTTTGGCTATCTCGTCTTTCCAAACGAAGGTCGTGGTGCTCATAACCCAATTGAGCAACGATTTATGGAGAGAGGATTGGAAGCTGCGACTCCAAAGATATTATCCAAACTGCATGAAAGAGTCGATAAAGTTTTAAAGGAGGAATTGTAAAATGGCTACTGTTATTCAGGAATTTGATGCTGTCTCGATTAAAAATGCAAGCGTTCAGTTTTTCGAAAATGGCCAGCAACAACCTGGAAAGAAATTTGGTTGTGTTGGTCAAATCGAAGGAGAAACAGAAATTATCGAGATCGTTAAAAAGTGTGAGGGGATTGAGGTAAAGAAAAAGTCAAAGCCAGTCAAAATGAATTTAACAGTGAGTGCTCATATTCCTGTTCAAGTGGCTCGTGACTTCTTTGGACTAAGAAATGAAGATTTAAAACCTGGTGTTTGGGCATATGGTACCTTATCAAAAGGAAAAAGTTTTGTCTTCACGGCCGACGTGGTCGATGAATTTGAAGATATCGTTAAATTAATCGCTTTCCCAAATTGCACTAATTCATCAGGGTTTAAAATCGCAATTGAAAATGGTGCGGATGAAGTTGCGATGTTAGAACTGGAATTTACAGCACTAGCTGATTCTCTGAACAATTTCTATTACGAGGCGTTGGTTGCTGAACTAGAAGATCCGACTGTTGCCGACCAATGGCATACACAATTTACGCCAGATCTTGTTAAAGCTGTTCCAACACCGTAAGCTCCTGTCTATTTAGGGGCTTTTTATTTTTGAAATCAAGAAAGTGAGGGGAATGAAATGAAAGTAAGAAAAGTAACACTTAAAGACGTTGAGATAAGAGAGGTTAATGGTGAGTTTGAAAAAGTATTCGTTAACGAAAAGACATATCCTGTCTTTTTGACAAACTATGCACTCAAAAAAGGTAAGGAAATGGGGTTAATTGAGAGTTCCTTGTTTACTAGCCTTTTAAAGATGCAGGGAGTTGAAGCATTGGTTGGAGGACAAACTAATGATTTGGATCCTTCTATTTTCGAACAACTTGACGAAACTAAAATGCAACAGGTCATCTATTTAGCGTTCATTGGTGCAAACAAGAATATCACTATGTCTTTTGATGAGTTTTTGCAAAAATATCATGATCCTATTGAAGACACATTGGAACTATACATGAATCTAATTGTTGACCTTATGTCAACGGATCTAAACCAATTTGCGAAAGGTCTTCAACAAAGTACAAATAAAAGCGCCAAAAACGGAAAAAAGTTAAACCACCGACGCTAGAAATTGAGTGTGTTGAGGATTTGTACGTTTTGTATTGTCTTGGCGCAGGAATCGACCCAGAAACTTTTTGGCACGAGCCGATCGCATCGGTGGAACGGATATACCAAGGGGCGCTTGCATTTGAGGGATGGCGAAATAATCCAAAAGAAGTTTAGGAGGTAGGTGAGAAAGCTTATGGCTAAAGGGAATTCGGAAGCAAAAGTCACATTTAAGGTGTTTAATCAGGAATTCAATAAAGCAATTCAAGAGATGAAAAATGAGAGTGCCAAACTTCGTAAAGAATTTCAACTTCAGACGGAACAACTAAAACAAAACGGCACTGAAACAGATCGTCTTGCGGTTAAGCTGGATTATTTGAAAAGGGCTCAAGAAATCGCTAAGCAGCAAGTGCTTGCTACCCAGCAACAACTCGAAAAAGCGAAAGCAACGTTTGGCGAAAATTCAGTTGAAGCAGAAAAGTTAGCTAGACAGCTATTGGATGCACAAATAGCTGAACAAAGACTGGCTAATCAAATCAATGCGACTGAAAAAGAGCTTTCTCGCCTATCCCAGCAAACTAACTCAACAACGCAAGCGCTCAATAAACTAAAACAAGAAGAGCAGCAGCTTTCTTCGCAATTGTTAAAAACTGCTGCTGAATTTGATTTACAGAAAGCGAAGTTAGGCGCCAACGCTAGCGAGACGGATAAATTGAAATTAAAACTAGCCCAGTTAAGAACTGAGCATCAACTGACTGAAAAACAAGTTCAAAATTTAGAAAGACAGTTGGAACTGTCGAAACAGACATATGGCCAAAACGCTGCTGAAGTACAGCAACTTGAAGTGAAACTTTTGAAACTAAAAACAGCCGAACAAAAACTGGCTAATGAAATTTCGCAAACAAAAGCGGCCATCAGTCAGCAGACATCCGAAATGCAAAAAGCTGCTTCGAAAGTTGAGCAAGTGGCACAGTCTTTTGAAAATGCCGGCAACAAAATGAGCGGTATTGGTCAAACGATGTCCGGGACTGTTACACCTGCTTTGACAGCTGTGGGCGCTATAGGAGCTAAAGCAGCAATCGATGTAAACAATGCAGCAACGCAAATTCAAACACAGTTAGACATTACTGCAGACAAAGCGGCACGATTAGAAAAGGTCGCGAATGATGTATGGAAAAAAGGATTTGGTGAAGATCTAGCACAGGCAACAGAGGCAGTAGGACAACTATATAATGCGGTCGGAGATATCCCAGACCAAGAATTAGCGGCATTAACATCGGTAGTTCTAGCATTATCCAAAACGTTCGGTAGCGATGTCAGTGAATCAGTTTCTGCTGCAAAGACAGTAATGACAAACTTTGGATTGGATGGAAAGAAAGCGTTAGACTATATCACTTATGGATTAGAACATACAACAGGGCAATTTCGCGTAGATTTTATGGATGCCTTGACCGAATTAGCGCCAACTTTTAATGGCATGGGAGCAAGTGCAGATCAAGCATTTGATCTTATCATTGCGGCAAGTAAAAGTGGGATGGAAAACTTTGATGCGCTATCGTCGATTACTCAAAGTTTTACCGATAATCTGATTGCTGGCGGCGAAGAAGTCGATGCCATGTTTCAAAAACTCGGCGGAAATGCACAGGCAATGTGGAAAAAGTATAAAGATGGCAACGCAACGGCGTTCGAGGTATTATTGGCCACCACACAACAGCTTGGAAAAGTAAAAGATGAAGTGTTAAAAAACCAAATCGGTGCGCAGTTGTTCGGTGATACATGGACGGAAGCTGGAGCGGAGGCCATCCTTTCCCTTGGGAATATCGACGGTAAGCTGCAAGGCGTACAAGGAACGGCGCAGAAAGTTGCTGATGCATGGGAACAAAGCTTGGGCCAAAAGGCACAAGCGACATTCAGAAAATTGCAATCTACTTTGGCGCCATTTGGTTCGCGAATGTTAGACATATTGAATGGCGTAATTCCTTATATCGAAAGGGCAGTCGATAAATTTAATGGCTTACATCCAGTTATTCAAAACCTAATTGTAATTTTAGGGTTAGTAGGAGTAGCTATCGGACCATTAATCGCAATGCTTGGACAGTTTGTCCTAGGTTTAGGAGTATTAACCCAACGAATAACATTGACTGGGGTAAGTTCAACGAAAGCTAGCGCAGCAACGAATGCTTATACTGCGTCGCTTTCTAGGTTAGGGGTTACAGCTGCTGCAACGAATGCACGTGTAGGGATGCTAGGGAAAACATTCGGATTACTTTTAGAGCCGTTCAAATTACTTGGGACGCTTTTTTTAATGTTTTTACCTCATATCATCATGTTTATTGCTCAAAACGAGAAAGCAAGAGAAGTTATTTCAAATGCGTGGAACGCAATTGTTCAAGCCATTCAGCCTGTTTTAATCCAGATCATGAACGCTATTCAACAGCTGAAACCAGTTTTTGAAAACATAGGTTCATCATTAGGAACTGTATTTGCGTCATTAGTCAAAACTGTAACGGGCCTATTAAGTTCGCTGGGACCGTCTTTGGCAAGTTTGGCATCTAGTTTAGGCACTGTCTTTTCATCCATCGTCCAGGTTGGAGGAAAGTTACTAACGTCACTAACGCCTGTTTTCCAGGGCATTTTATTGCTTGTCAGCAATGTTCTTGTTGCTTTACGACCGGTTTTCGATGAATTTGCAATGATGTTTGCGGAATTGGCTCCGCAATTCCAACAAACCGGCACAATATTGGCTCAAAGTTTTCAGCAATTACAGCCAGCGTTACTGCAGCTTGGCCAAGCTCTTGTCGAATTAGGGTTAGCGATAGGCCAAGTGTTCGGCCAATTGGCACAAAGTGTTTTGCAAGTCATTTCCATATTGCTGCCGCAATTGGCTAATACTTTTGCATCTATAATGCCGGTTATCTTGCAAATCGTTATGTCCGTGATACCGGTCATCACACAGCTGATTCAAGCAATTATCCCTGTTGTTTTACAAATCGTATCTAGCGTTTTACCAACGCTACTTCAAGTGGTACAAGCTGTATTCCCTGTTATTTTGCAAGTCATACAGCAGGTCATCCCGATTGTTTTGCAAGTATTGCTGTCAATTGTTCCGGTTATTTTACAAATTGCTAAAACGGTTATCCCATTGATTTTACAGGCCGTTCAAACGGTCTTTCCGGTGATCTTGCAGATCATCCAAGCGGTTATACCAATTGTTATCACAGTCCTAAAGTTAGCGGCTACCTTTATAAGAACGGTCTTAGTTCCGGCTATTCAATTTATCCTACAAATAGTTCAGGTCGTCTTTCCAGCGATTCTAAAAATTATACAAAACGCAATTCAAATCATTACGAATATCATCAAGCTGTTTACCTCTATCTTGAAAGGCGATTGGAAAGGTGCTTGGGATGCGGTTAAAAACATCACGTCGTCAGTTTGGAATACAATCAAAACAATCATTTCAACAGCAATCAATGTTGTTAAAACGACCATTCAAAACGTATGGAACGCAATTAAAACCGTCACATCTACCGTTTGGAATGGTATAAAATCCGTCATTTCGAGCGTCTGGGACGGCATCAAATCGACGATATCCAACGTTGTTAATGGGATTCGTTCTACGATCTCGAACGTTTTCGAAAGTATCAAATCGACAGCAACCACCGTTTGGAATGGGATTAAAAATGTGATGATAAAACCTGTTGAGTCGGCAAAAGATGCGATAAAGGCAGCTATTGATAAAATCAAAGGATTCTTTAGTGGCTTGAAACTAAAAATACCAGAAATCCAGCTACCGAAATTGCCGAAATTCAGCATTGAAGGAAAGTTTAGCTTAACACCACCGTCTGTACCAAAGATAAAAGTAAGCTGGAACGCAAAAGGTGGTATTTTCAAGGAGCCAACGATCTTTAATACAGCAAATGCAGGACTACAAGGAGTCGGAGAAGCTGGACCAGAAGCGATCATACCTTTGACCGATAAGGTTCTCGGGAAAATCGGCGCGATGATTGCCGCAACAAGTGAGTACCGGAAAAGTTTAAGTGAAACGCTTGCCGACAGTCTTGCTGGGAAACAAGAAATTCACATAACAGTCGTGACAGAATTGGATGGTTACGAGATTGCAAGAAATCAATTTCCATACATCAACGAAATGATGGGGAATCGTACGCAAAGCAATCTGATTTACAAAGGGGTGAGATGATGGATAAGAGTGTTTTCAATTTCAAGATTCAGCATAAAGATGGCTCGATTGTCGATCTTCATGAAAAGAATTTATGGGTCAGCTCTTTCCGCATCCTCTCCCCTACCCCTGAACATGTCACAGAAACAGTGGAGGGGCGGCATGGTTCCGTCCTTCTCGAAACAAGGTTGAAAGAGAGATTGATTAGAACGACGATCCAGGTCGAGGCTGTTGATCCCATTGACTTCGATCTATTCAGGGATGAATTGTTTCGGATTTTTAACCCTCTAGAGGAACTTTATATCATCCGGGATTTACAACCAGGTAAAAGAATGAAAGTCAGGGTAGCAAATGACTTTGATATCGATTACATCACACTAGAGGATGGAGAGTTTAGCGTCGATTTTGTCATTCATTCCGTTTTTTTAGAATCAGTAGGAACGACTCTGGATCTATTCACATTTGATACAGAAAAATGGCAAATCGGACAAGGATTAGAAGCCGAGGATTTGAAATACGTTCACAATACGCCGTCGTTTCGCATTTACAATGCCGGGGATATTGACATTGACCCGCGTGCGTTACCGTTAAAAATCACGTTTACCGGTGCATCAACGAATCTTACCATCACGAATCAGACCACAAGCGACACATGGCAATATACGGGGACGACAATTGACGGTGACACAATCACACTGGATGGTGTGCGGTCGCTGAAAAACGGAGCAAGTATATTCGGCCAGACCAACCGGAAATTAATCACATTGAAATCAGGATGGAACGACTTCACAGTAACGGGGGCAACGGGAGCTTTTACTATCTCGTTTGACTTCCGTTTTTATTATTTATAACAAGGACGGTGATGCAGTATGTCATCTATGAAATATCCATACCGTGATTTAGGAGTTTCATTCGACCGCGATTTTAGAAACGACCTCAACGCTAACTTTGACGACATCGAACATGATATACGGATGATCGGTGGCGAAGCGGCACAACAAGCACTTGAAGCTGCACATGAAGCAAACACACAAGCAATTTATGCACAGACGAGCGGTGATTATGCGCAAGACAAAGGGGATTACGCAGCACAACAAGGTGATTACGCCAAAGCACAAGGGGATTACGCGAAGGAAAAAGGGGACGTGGCGCGAGATGCGGTAAATAATGCAAACGATGCGTTAGCGGCAGCAAACGATGCAGTAAATAATGCAAATACCGCAGTTCAAAATGCTAATATTGCAATCATAAACGCCAATAATGCGGCAGCAAACGCTAACGACGCAGCAACGAATGCTAACAACGCGGCTGACAATGCAAATACACAAGCAACAAACGCACAGAATGCAGCACAAACAGCCAATGATGCTGCTCAAGCAGCAAATCAAGCGGCAGCAAATGCAAATGAGGCGGCAGATATCGCCAATACAGCAGCTACAGCTGCACAAGAAATTATTGATAATACTCGGTATGTCGAACTATATAATCCAGACACAACATATTACAAAAATAACATTGTAAGTTATAACGGTTCATCCTTTATCGCAAAACAAACTACGAAAGGAAATACACCTATTGGTGATGCAAATGACCGATATTGGGGATTATTGGCCCGAAAAGGATTAGATGGACAAGGTGCCGTCAATAGTGTGAATGATGTTTTTCCAGATGCAAGCGGAAATGTTACGCTTACCCCGGAGGATATTGGGGCGGAGACCCCTTTAGGTTCGCAGGAGAAAGCGAACCAGGCTGAACAAAATGCAAAAGATTATAGCGATCAACAATTATCATTACATGCAAATGATACAACTATCCATGTAACATCGGAAGAAAAGGAAAACTGGAACAATGCTGAACAAAATGCGAAAGATTACACCGATCAACAAGTGTTGAATCACGCAAATAATGCAACTATTCATATTACACAAGCAGAAAGAGATTTATGGAACACAGTAGCAGAGACAGCTAAAGATTATACAAACAGTGTGATTTTAAAAATGCGCTGTGGTGGATTTATTTACTAAAGGAGGTATTTAAATGACAGTAACACCCAAAATTTTAAATCAAACTGCCATTCCAAGTCGTAGAGGGATATTTCATAACAATGTGTCACTGTATTCATTATCTGTACCGTTAGGTGATAATCGTTTTCTACTTGTATATAAAGATGGTACATCAGGAGTAACCGGTTTATTTTGTAAGGTTGGAACAATCAATAGTGACGGATCGTTTACTTACGGTGACGCTTTTCAGTTTGGAACTACTAGTACCTTAAGTGATGCTTTAAGTGTTTGTCTGATCGATAGTACAAGAGTTTTAATTGTTTTTTCGAATGCTGCTCAAAGTAACTACGTATATGCAGTTGTTGCTACTATTGATGGAAATAATGTTTCGTTTGGAACACTTTTTCAAGTTTACACTGCTGGTGCAACGTATATTGATTGTTGCTATATCGGTAATAATTTTTATGCTATAGCTTTTTCAGGTTCTAGTAACTACGCGCAAACAGCTATTGTCAGTATTACAGGAACAACTATTTCTCTTGCAAGATCTACTATAACTTTATATAGCGGTACTTCAACATATATAAATGTTACACCACTTTCCAATTTAAGGTATATAGTTACATTTGCTGTTGGAGCAACATTATATAGTTATCTATGTATATTCGATGGTACCAATAGTATTTCCATTTTTAGTTCTTCTTATAGTGCAAGTAGTCCTGCTTATATTGATTCCGCTAAGATTGATGATAATAATGTACTAATTGTATATACAAATTCAAACAATGGTTTGTATGGAGTTATTTTAAATATAAATGGAACAGCGATGACATATGGAACGGCTGTTACATTGGATGCTATTACAGCTGTCAATCGAATAAACATTACAGAAATGGTTGGCGGATTGTTTGTTGTCGCTTATCGAAATAGTACAGAAAACTCTTTACGAGCAGTAGCAGTACAAGTAAACGGTTCAAGTATATCTGTAGGAAATGTGTATAAATTTAGCAACTTAACTAACAACACTACGTATTGTTTATACATTACATCTTTAAGTAATACATTAGCTGTTATTAATGTAAATACTAACAACTATTCTTACAATGTTGCATTAAGTGTGAATGGTATGCAGTTATCAGAAAGTCTATTCTTCGAAACGATTGTAAGTAATTCCCAAGAACACACGGAAGTTGTTAGTTTGTATACGGTTTATACAGGTGGTAGTGGATCAGCAACTGTTACGTTATTTCTAAATGATATACCTATTCGGAAGTTTACAATATCACCTGATTCTGAATTTGTTATTAATTTAGCGAATTGTCCAATTATCCTTAGAGGAAGTGATACACTAAAGGCTTATGTGGACAATTCAACGCAAGGGCAAGTACACATTACTGCGATCGGTTTAGAAGTAGCGGCATAGTTTCTCTATACTGACTTGAAAAGGGGGGAACTTATGCTTATTGTTACGAGTTTGCAAGGACAAACCGAACCACTGCCCGACATCAACAGCGTGGAGATTACGGAACAAGTCAACGGGGAATTTTCTTTGTCATTCGTCTGTTTCAACACGGAAAACAATCAATACGCTTATCCACTCGTACAAGAAGAGTCAATCGTCGAACTAGACGGTCATGAGTTTCGTATCAAGCAGCTCCGGGAAGTTCGCGATCGCAAAGAAGTACAGGCGCAACACACTTTCTTTGACTTGGTAGACCACTACCAAGAAGGCACGTTTGGCGGTACACATACACTAGATGAGTTCGCGCAGTATATGCTCAGCGGAACCGGCTGGACATTTGAGAACGTGGACGTGACCGAATCGTCGTTCATTCCGAATTTTGGAGAAGGGAATGTTGTTGCGCTCGTTCGCCAAATATGTGATGCGTTCGCCTGTGAAGTCCAAATCATGCCGGACAAGCACCTTCGGTTTGCCAAGCAAGTCGGCACAGACAAAGATGAACAATTTCGCTATCGACACAATATCAAAACGTTACAAAAGTCCGTCGATACTACGAAACTATCAACAGCAATAAAGGGGTATGGAGCTAACGGGCTTGTTGTGGAATATGTGTCGCCAAACGCACAAATTTACGGATTGCGCTATGCCGAACCGATCAAAGATGATCGGTACACTACTGCCGAATCGTTGACCGAACGGCTCAAACAGGAGCTTACCGATGTACCGGAGGTATCCATTGAACTAGAACTATCACAATTAGGATTCGAGGTAGGACTTGGCGATCGGGTATGGGTGATTTATGAGCCAATGGGCGTCGATTTCCAAACGCGCGTCATGGAGATCAAACGCTATCCATTTACGAAACGCAGTCCGGTTGTCACGTTGTCAAACAAAAAACGCGTGTTTACGGACATATTTACGGAAACAAAAATAGAAATTGATGAAACAAAAAAAGAAACACGTTCCCGTATCGAACAAACAAACGAACGCATCACACTCGAAGTTGAAAGGATTGACGACAGCATTGCGTCGCTACAAATCGAAGCAGATAACATAAAGATTTCTGTACAATCCAAAGTAGGAAAAGACGAAGTGATTAGCGCAATCAACTTGTCGCCGGAAAGCATCAGCATTTCGGCATCAAAAATTAATTTGACAGGTGCGGTCACATTTAGCTCTTTACACCCTTCCTTACAAGAAAGCGTCACAAATGGAGAACTTGCAAAAGAAAAGGTGGATTTATGGTCCTACGGTTCCACATATATTAACGGTGCATTTATCGGCACTGGAACACTCGTTGCAGATAAAATCAGAGGCGGCACGATTTCTGGAGTCGTGATCAATGTAGATACAGATGCGACGGTGGGAAACAACTTATATTTAGGGAGCCCTTCTAATTATGGAACGCAAAAATCGATATATTTTAACAATATGGCGAATATCACAGGGGGATTAGGTTTTGCCGGAGCAGATATAGAAATTAATGCAGATAACTTATGGTTGGACACTAATGTTACATTTGGTGACCCTAGTGGATATCACAGGGTTACCGTTGATTTTTCAAATGCCAATGTGGTCGGTCTATCTGTTTCTAATGCGGATACGGTTGACGGTTATCACGCAAGCGCATTTGTTCAAAAATATACCGATGCTTATGTAAGCCGAGTATATGCTAGTACCGGTGCATTTAAATACGATGACTATAACTATATAAAAATTTCGCCAAATGGCATTGAATTTTACGTCAATGGCGTACTAAAACAAACAATTAGATAGGAGTGGTTTTCATGACAGTTCAAATCATTTTGCATGACAACACTACGATTACAGCGGAAATGACAGACTACAATGCAACAGAATTAGCAGCGAAGTTGAACGATCCGAAAATTTTGATGGTGGCAATCGGCAATATTGTCATCAATAAACAAAGTGTGAAATTGATTGCTCCGGTTCAACAGCAATAGTTTAGGAAGGTGTGGTCTTATGGAACAACGTGTTGCAAAATTGGAAGCAGATGTGACGATGCTCCGTGATGATATGATTGATGTCAAAACTCGTTTAGCGGTGGCGGAGTCAAATATTAAGGACATGAAGGAAGATATTTCAGCGATCAAAAGTAACACAACGTGGATTTTACGACTTATTATTGGCGGCATCGTTGGAGCGGTGCTGTCTTTTATTATTCAAGGAGGGTTAAAATAATGGAAGCGTTGCTTTCAATCGAATTCACGGCATATGTAGCATTGGCAGTATTGTTGTATGCCATTCGTGAGGCAACAAACATTCCTAACCGCTATATCCCCATCGTCGCAGTAATACTGGGCGTTGCTTTCTCCATATTCGAAAGCAGCGCTTTTTCTTTTGAAGTGTTAGTCAAAGGGCTTCAATATGCGCTGTATGGTGTTGGTTCGGTGGCGACGATCAAATACGCTTTAGAGAAAGGGGAGCAACAAAAATGAAAAAAATCTTCTTGGACAAAGGGCATGGCGGAAGTGATCCGGGAGCGGTTGCGAATGGACTGAAAGAGAAAGATTTGACACATCGAATTGTCGAATACGCGATGGACTACTTACAAGCGAATTATACTGGATTTGCGATGCGTACTAGCCGCAAAGGTGATGAAACACTGACATTAGAACAACGCGCTAAAATGGCAAACGATTGGGGAGCGGATGTATTTATTTCCGCCCATATCAACGCTGGAAAAGGTACCGGTTTTGAGACTTATGTGCATCCTAACGCATCGCAACGGTCAATTGCGTTACAAAACGTGCTACACGGCGAAATTCTAGCAGCTATGCGTCAGTTTGGGAATGTTGTCGATCGCGGCAAAAAGCGAGCCAATTATGCCGTGTTGCGCGAAACAAAAATGCCTGCTGTTCTTACCGAGAATTTATTTATTGATTCTAACGATGCAAAACTATTGAAGAATGAGGCATTCCTCAAAGCAGTCGGGGAAGCTCATGCACGTGGCATCGCAAAGCTTTTGGGATTGCCACAAAAAGCAAAACCAACACCATCGCAACCTCAACAACAAAAATCGTCTGACGGAAAATTGTATCGCGTGCAAGTCGGGGCGTTCAGCGACAGAAAAAATGCCGAACGCCTGGCAGAAGAACTCAAAAAGAAAGGATATCCATCAATCATAGTATAATCCCTGCCGTTTGGCAGGGATTTTTTTATTTATAACCACAATTCCCCTTAAATGGAAAAATTTTTTGTAAACCTATTGACAATTGTAAAGTGGTATGGTAATATAAAATCAGAAAGGAGGTGCACAAGTGTGGAAGAAATAAAAGAATTTTTGGTTGCGCTCGCAACGCTCCTGACAATTATAAAAACATCCCTTGAAATTCGGGAGCTAATTGAAAAGCGCAACCGAAAAAAAACAAGCAAAAAGAAAAACAAAAAGAAATAACCACAGGGGGTGGGGTTCCACCTCACCCTCTCAAAAATATTATAACCTTTCTTCCACACGAATAACAATGAAAAAATGGTTCAAAAAAATTGAGGCAACGGATTGTTTCTTCGTAATGCTGTTTCTATCTTGGTTAAGCGAAGTCGACTTTGACGAAATGACAATTTTAAGATGGATCACATTGGTGGTTGTAGTGATCTGGTTTATTCTCATTGCGATCAAATACAAACTGAAATTCGAGGGTGAGGAATGATGGAGATGGAATACTATTTAAAAAATCGGGAGGACATCGTTCGATTCATAAACGATGAAATTCTCACATCTTCCGAGGCGACAGAAGTCCTCGGTATCACGAGGCAAAGATTGAGCCAGCTGGTGAAAAACGGCCAGCTGGTTCCTTTGAAAAAAGAAGGCGGAGTCAGCCTTTTCCTTCGCTCCGATGTCGAAAAGAAAAAGAAGGAGCTGGAGGAATTGAGAAAAAAATTTGGTCCATATAATAAATAA